TTGTTTGAAATGAGTAACTTTAGGCTCCTCTTTAGCGTCTGCCTTAGTCTCAACGCCGACTTCATTGAACATCTCGCTTTTTGCCTCGGCAGCAGCATTAGTAGCGAAAATTTGCAGGAACGATTCAACCTTTGCGTCGTCCATACCTTCAGTTGCAGCCATAAAAGCAGCAGCTTTTTCAGTGCCCATTTGAGCTTCAACTTCTTTGCGGCGGGCTTCCAGTTTTGCAGCCAGCGCATCAGCTTTAGCTTGTTCTTCGGCAGCGGCATAAGCCGACAGCTTTTCTTCGTACTCAGCTTTCATAGCATCAGCAGCAGCCTTAACCGATTCCATTTCGGCAGTCAGGGCAGACAGTTGAGCCAGAACGGCTTCGTGCGCAGCAAGCTCGATAGTTTGAGCTTTATCTTCTACACTCATCGTTTCTTCCTTTTCTTGTTCAGGCAAATCGCCTGTAGTTGCAGCTTCTTCCGAAGCCTCCGGGGTTACAGGCGTAATGCCCAACTTCTTTTTGAAATAATCCAGCATAGTTATCCTTAACTGAGCACGTAATCTACAAACTCCGAACGAGTCATAATTTTGTTGACCAAACCGATTGACAGCGCATCTTGTGCAGAGTACACTCTGGCTTGTGTGTCTTTTAGGTCTTTTGTAGACAGGCCGGTGTACTTGGAGACGTGAGCCCGGAACGCATCGCCAAGCTCAGCAACACGCTTCTGCATGTCTTCAAGGAAACCGTCTCGCCATGAACCGTCGTCTGCGAAAGGAACTTTGTCATTGCCATCTGTTACGAAAGTGCGTTGGATGCCAGCTTGTTCAAGCTTCTTACTGTCGTTGTACAGGCAGATAAGAACACCAATTGAACCTACGTCAGCGTATGGGTTGGCAATCACTTCATCACAAGCACATGCAATAGCATAAGCAGCGGAGCATGCCGAGCCGTCGATATAGCCCATCAGCCTCACACCTGCGGCATCGCACATCACACGCAGTTCATTGACACTTTCAAAACAGCCGTAGGCTTCTCCACCACCAGAGTCAATATCAAGCACAACAGTCTTAACTTTGGAAGCAATAAGTTCTTCAGCTTGCTCAAGCATCATCTCGTAAGAGAATCCACCGCACATGCCCTCCCAACCAGATGTACGATAGGTAAGAGGGCCACGAATAGTGATAACACCAACGTCACCAGCTACAGGAACTGTTTTTGTAGTTGCAGCGTTTTTGCTGCCGTCAACGTCGAGCATTCCAGCGTTACGAGCGTCAAGGTACTGCTCAACTTCTTGGAATGCTGCTTTGGAGATTAGGTGAGGGCGGTTACGCAGTGAAGCGGTAAGCCGCAAAAGTCTGTGTTTATTCATATAACTCCTTATGCGGCGTTTTCATTATTACCAGTGCTACTATCCTTCTTAGTGGGCTTTTTCGCTGTTCCGTCGAAAGGTGTTTGCATTCCTTCTCCAGAATTGCTAGACTCCATCGTAAATTCAAGATCGTCAACTTTCGTATCTTCAGGGAACTCATCAACACCGATAGCTTTACGAAGACGATTGATAGTTTTGATGTCTTTAACAATCAGACCAATCGAACCAGAACGTTGAATGATCTTGCCCAATTCATCAGCAGACATTTCAGAGATGTCACCCGGAACAAACTTAGGAAGACGTTCAAGACTCCAACCATTCAAACTAAAAAGCTGAGGGATAAGATCATTGTTGAGAACGTCAGCGATTTCATTCAGCCGATGACTCATTGCAAGCGACACGAGATTTGTGTTAGAATCGGCAAGAGAGAACGAACCAAGTTCAGTGACATCTTTAAGGATGTCAACACCCAAGGCAGCGTAAATCTCATCGTGATAGCGCTTGATGACATTATCAATGTTCGCGCCATTCACACCTTTCTTTTCCAAAAGGCTTATATCGAAGAGGTCTTGTTTACTCACTTCGTCAATACGCCGGGGGAAGATGATGCCTTTGTTCGTACCTGCTTGAATCGTATCCAGAAGCTTTTGACAGGCTGTATAAACAGCTTTCATATCGTCCGGTGCATCTGCTGCCATGTATTCAGGAGGAAGCCGCAGAAGAGGGAGGCCGTTGGATTCTTTGGCGATACCGAGCAATTCTTGGTCGCGCAGCATATCAAGCTGTTTCCACGCCTTGTACGCACCCTTCAGGATAGAGTTACCTGTAGGATCACCTTTAGTGGCATCTGCTGTGAACAGAAGAAATTTCTCACGCTTAATAGGAATAAGGCCATGCTCGTTGGCTTGATTCATAAACATCGCACCGTGCTCAAGGTTGGCAATCGACTGTTCACAACCAAGCAGATCACGACCGTCTTCCGAGAATGTCCAACGCACAATGGTATCTTGACCACGAGGGGAAATTTTGCGCAGGCCTACAAAACCATCGTTAAACTTGCTACCATTCTTATACAGGCGCCGACGATAAACTTTTTCTTCTACAGCGAAGCCAAAAGGAAGGTACGTGATAACATCCGAAAGAAACGCTGCCCAACTATGTTCCATATCATCCATGCAGGACTGAATAAACTTGGCACGCTCTTTATCTTGATCCGTCGCTTCTGTTGGAGGCTGAACTGTCCACTTTACGCGGGACAGTAGCATACGGTAGGTGTTGAATGCAGATGCAATAACTGCATCGTTCATCATCTCACGAACTGTTCTGATGAAATTAGGATGGTGGAAGGCGCGTTGCGGATCATCGATCACTCGTCCCCACACTGTGCGCAGGCCGACAAAGCCTTGCTCTCCTAACGAAATTCTTGGAACGGGCATGCCGTCATCAGCCGCAAGAGCAGCAGCCGAATTGTCTTTTGGCTTTCTAGCTGCCATTTGTGCTCCTTTTTATTTACTAAAACGAATAATAACATTGAGTAACAGTCTTGTCAACTTTGTGCCACTATTCTGATTTTTGTGTTATTATAGGGAGGGGATTGGTGAGGGTTGGGTAAAAACAGACATTGAAAAGACTGGCATGACCGTCTGCCTAGCAAGATTATTGAAGGCAGAACTGGTAGCGTCAACTTGGTCGTCAACATTTTTCCGCTCCCCTGAGAAAAAGCAGACTTCATCAAACCAAGCTCTGTTCCAATAACCTTTTACAATCTTGACGCACTTATTATTTGCAACACTAGCAAAAGGGTTGAATCTTGTTACTTTATTGCTGTGAGGGTTTACGCCTTCTGTGCGAACGTTGATTCCGTGTGATGCTAAAAATGTCACATAAAATTTATTCGCAACCTTACCAGCTTGTCCCGGATCGCAAGGAATGATTTGTGTCACATCTAGTCCATCGTGAAGTGCAGTCTCCTTAATCCCTTTCAACACCCCATCAATCTGTTTCTGAAATCTGACGACATCTTCTATGTAGAAGTTACCGAACGCATCCTTAGACATAAGAACGCCAGCAGTCCAGTCGCATTTAAAGCTATTCGCCTCGTTCGGCACAGAGCTTGCTAAGTCCCATGCTCTGAATTTGCCAACTGGGTTGATCGGTGGATGGTCAACAATTTCAAAAAGGTCTTCTGTTACCATAGAGCTTCCTAGAACCTCAGCATCCCACGAGCCATAAAGAAGACGTAATTGGTTTACACGAGGTTGTGAAAGCAGACGACCTACATATCCGGGGTCGGTCTTAAGAAGTGCAGGGTTATCATAGCAAGTCATCGGGCAAAACTTAAACTTTAACGCGACGAACTCTTTACCTCGTTCTAGACCTTGCCCGTAAGTCTCGTATAACTCCTCTTCAGAATCAGCCCATTTAAAATGTGAGTTCTGAACGACGAAATACCGAACTCTGTGCTCAGTTCCCGGAAGAGGTACGCCTTCCGAGTCGAGGGAGTAGTCTACAACTGCACGGAGCCATGACGCCTTTGAGGGGTTGCAACTCATCATAAGGCTTTTCTTACCCGTGTATGTTGCGCTACGAAGTCGGGATAATACTGCCAAAACTTGATCTTGCTGCCATTCAGCAGCTTCGTCAATAATGAAATGAGTACGTTCCCAACCTTGAACCTCGTACAAGTCTTTTGGCATAGCTTTAAAGTCAATCTCGGCACCGTTGGGGAAAACCCAAGTCCTTGCTTGAGCTTTCCACACCCCTCCAAAATGCGGGTAAATTTGCTTTGACGAGCTGATAAGGTCTTTCAACATTGGGTAGGTGAGGCGAAGGATCATCACTTTAGCGTGTTTATCCTGTACAAACTTGGCCGCTTTCACCAACGAAAGAAAGCTCTTGCCTGACCCCGCTCCACCTCCTGTGAGGAACAGGTCTACTTCTTCTTCCTTTAAAACCAACCTTTGCTTTTCGCTACAAGGCTGAAATGTAGGTTTTTTATCTTTTTTTACACTAGGCACTCTAACATCTCCACTAACTCGGCCGAGCTAAGGCCGACGAATGATTCTGAAAATCCATCAAAACGCCTATCAGGATTTTTATAATTTTTACGCAAATATTGAAGCATCACAGTTTCCAGATCGGTACAATACTGCCCGTCAAGTGAAAATTCCTTTACAACCTTAAATTGATCCCCAAAAGATTTGCTTATAGCCTTG